TTTTTCTAATTCAGCGGCCCGTTTTCTACCATCCATAAAACCTTGCAATGTTTGTATTTTTGCCCAAAGCGTTTCACCAATAACTTGGTATCTATAATTAAATTCTGAATTAAGTTTTGCCATTTTTTTCCTTTTATATTTTATTATGTTGATGAATAACCTGCCGCGGCTAATAAATTTCTACTTGAACCAACACCCGGAGTATTTGCCGCAACAACGCCAGTATTAGAAACAAGATTAGTGATATTTGTATTAAAAGGGGTGGGTGTATAACTTGGGCCGCCGCCAAAACCAAAAATTGCTTTATCACCACCATAACCTGCCGCACCTAGACCAGCTTTTCCTGCTGTTACGCCAGGAGTGTCAGTTGCAACAACGCCCGTATTTGAAACAAGATTTGTCATTGAAAGGTATCCGGCCGCGCCCGGAACGGGAATTGAGCCAAAACCAAAAATTGCTTTATCACCACCATAACCTGCCGCGGCAGAATCTCGCCTAGCTGTTCCAACACCGGGAGTATTTGCCGCAACAACGCCAGTATTAGAAACAAGATTAGTGATATTTGTCGTTACTGATGGTGCTCCAACCCTGCCAAAGCCAAAAATTGCCTTATCGCCACCATAACCTGTTGCGGCTAAATTTGCTCTAGCTGTACCTACGCCCGGAGTATCGCCTGAAACAACGCCCGTATTTGAAACACGATTAGTAACTGACCAATATGTTGATGCTGGGGCTATCCCATATCCAAATAATGCTTTATCTCCACCATAACCTGCCGCGGCTATTGATTGTCTTCCTGTTCCTACGCCCGGAGTATTTGCCGCAACAACGCCAGTATTAGAAACAAGATTGGTTGTTGAATGATAAATAACCGCCGGTGATACTGAGAAGCCAAAGCCAAAAATTGCTTTATCACCACCATAACTCGCCGCGGCTAATTGTATTCTTCCTGTACCTACGCCCGGAGTATCGCCTGAAACAACGCCCGTATTTGAAACAAGATTGGTTGTTGAAACATAAGAAGAAGTAGCTAATGACCCAAAACCAAAAATTGCTCTTTGTGTTCCAGTAAGGTTTGATTTACCCCAAAAGTTATTAGGCATGATAATTGCGCCACTTGGAACGCCAGCAAGGGTACGCACTGCCGTATCGTTTAAACTAATTACTGCGGTGGGGGATAAGCCTAGCTCTAGCGCAATAGACTGGCCTGCGACTGGTCCTGCTAAACTAATTGCGCCTGAAGGATTAAGTGCCATAATTATACTGTCCCATATGCTGTAACATCGAGTAACGCTATGAAGTTACCTGATGAATCTAACGAGGCTACATTCGTGCCATTATAACTGAAATATAGCTTTGTGCCACTAGGGGTTATGTTCCACCCACCTGCGTTTGTAATTTGCGTAGCGTTGGTCGCATTTGTAGCATTAGTAGCGTTGGTCGCATTGGTGGCAGTTGCTGCGTTACCCGTTGTGTTTTGGTTCCAGGTTGGAACAGTTCCAGTTAAGTTAGCGTATGTGTAGCCCGTGCAATTTGTCAGTGTTCCTGAGGTAGGAGTGCCTAAAAGCGGGGTTGTTAATGTAGGACTGCTTGCTCTAACTACTGCACCTGTACCCGTTGCTGTTGTAACACCTGTACCCCCAGAAGTAACTGGAAGGGCGTTTAAAATAACTACATCTGTAGCCGCTAGTATTGGAGTAACAACTGACGTTGAATATATACCTGCACTCGTTACGTTTACCCCATCGTTATATACCAGAGCTGATAATGTAGATGGGATTGCAACCCCTGTACCCGTAGCGTTCTTAACCGTAATAATATCGGCGGTATCGTTCTGAATTAAATATTGTTTTTCGATAGCTGGTACGATTAAGTTTCTAGCGCCTGCTGTTGTACCTGTTAACCTTAATCGTAGATTACGAGCAGTTTGCGAGCCGTTGCTATTAGTAAGCGTTAAAGTTACATTGGCACTAGCAAAAGTTACATCTGCCGAACCTGTAATAGCCTCTTCAATAGCCGTCCCTAGGTTGGTGTTTGTGGTTGTGCCCCATACAGCCGATTGCTCACCTGTAGCAATCAGTTCAATCTTAAGTGGTGAATAGGTACTTGCCATTGTTTAATCCTTTACTTAACGTAACTCATACCAGAATAAAGTGCCGCCAGTTGTAGTAACCAGGTAAGTGGACCCTGCTGGAACAATTGCAGTTAAAGTATAGTAAACTGGACCTGGTGTATATCCAGTTTTTCCAATAAGCAATCCGTCTACCGTTAAACTAAGTGTTCCATCATCTTGTTCCATCCTAACTGAGATGAAAATAGGTCGACCTGTACTATTAGTATAAGTAGTCGATGCTGCTCTACTTGCTGTTACATCTTGCCAAGTCTGACCTACACCTATTGCATTTGCAGCACTTGTAGCTGTTGCCGCATTGCCGCCGATTGACAGACCCGCAGCGGTGCCTGTAATGTTTGTACCTACTAAAGCAGAAGGTGTTCCTAGCGCTGGTGATACTAATGTAGGGCTATTACTTAATACAACACTGCCAGAGCCTGTAGAGGATGTAACACCCGTACCACCGTTAGCGACCGGAAGTGTTCCAGTAACGCCTGTAGTCATTGGAAGACCGGTACAGTTAGTCAATGTGCCTGATGTAGGGGTGCCTAAAATAGGTGATACTAAAGTTGGAGCATTTGCTAATACTACGCCGCCAGTTCCGGTAGAAGCCGAAGTAGACCCTGTTCCGCCATTAGCGACTGGAAGAACACCTGTAACGCCCGTAGTCAATGGTAATCCAGTTGCATTGGTGAGAACTACCGCTGATGGTATGCCTAATGCAGGGGTTGTTAATACTGGACTTGACGCCCTAACTACTGAACCCGTACCTGTAACAGTTGTAACGCCTGTACCACCTGATGTAACTGCTAACGGGTTAACAAACGCTGCGTCAGTAGCCACTAATACCGGTGTTACTAATGACGTTGAGTATATGCTTGCACAAGATACGTTTACACCGTCGTTAAACACAACAGCACTCATAGTTGTAGGTATGGCAACGCCTGTACCGGTAGAGTTTTTAACTGTTATTGTGTCAGCCGTGTCATTCTGTATTAAGTACTGTTTCTCAATGGCAGGTACGATTAACTCTCTAGCCCCAGCAGTTGTACCCGTTAGTCTTAAACGTAGGTTGCGAGCGGTTTGCGTTCCGTTTGTGTTTGTCAGGGCTATAGTTACATTGGCACTAGCAAAAGTTACATTTGCAGAACCCGTAATTGCTTCTTCAATAGCAGTGCCTAGATTGACGTTTGTAGTTGACCCCCACGTACCTGACTGTTCGCCGGTGGTGATTAGTTCAATCTTAAGTGGTGAATAGGTACTTGCCATTATTTAATCCTTTACGCTGCTACCATACTTTTATATAGCCGTGCTAGTACAGCTTCGCGTCCATTGTCTATTACTAAAGGCTCTTTTACTGCTTCTTCTAATACTTCAGCACTTTCTTCAACAGGCTCAGGCTCAACGGCAACTGTGGATTTACCTCGCAGTAACTGCTCCCACTTAATTCGGGCTTCTTCTTCGGGCGTTAATTCTATTTCTTCTTCAGCCATTGTAATTACTCTTTATTTAGGGTTGTTGCAAATAAGGAAAACCCCGTAACCGTTATTGCTACGCTTTGTGATTCTACTTGTGGAGCCTCATTTGCTTGTGTTTCTTTGCTATCGCATTTTACCGCATCTTCTTGATTAGGTATAGTATTTGTCATTATGGTATCCCTGTCCAGTTTGGTGATTGTGTATCATTAATTGCAACCCAAGTACTTCCTTGACTATCATCAATAGGTGTCCAGTTCGGGTTTTGGTTATCCGGTATTTGGCCCCATACTAACACAAATCCAATAGCCCCAACACCTTCTACGCCTGTTACTTGGACATTAGTTACTACGTATACGGTTTCATTGCCTAGTACACCTGTACCTAGTACACCCGTTGCGAATACATTGGTTGTTGGATATACAGCTACACTACCTAATTGTCCTGTACCAAATACACCGGTTGGGTAAATATTTGCTGCAGCTGCTACTGAAGCAGAACCTAAGAACCCAGTGGCATTTACCCCTGTAGCAAAAGCGTTAGCGCCCGCAGTGATTGTAACGTTGCCTACATTACCCGTTGAGGTGTTGCCTGTAGGAAATACCGTAGCGCCTAGAGAGAACGTTACATCCCCTACTTGACCTGTGCCAAATACACCCGTAGTCGTTACGTTTGCTATACCCGTAACACTTACATCACCTACAAAGCCTTCACCATAAACACCAGTAACATATATGTTACCATCGGCAGTAATTGATACACTACCTACAAATCCTGTTGCCTCAACTCCGGTTACAGATGTATTTGCCGCGGCTGCTGTTGTTACACTGCCTACAAATCCCGTTGCCTGCAGACCTGTTGGGGATACGTTTACTATTGGGTAGACAGTGATATTACCTAATTCACCTACCGCAAATAATCCTGTTGGAAATACATTTGCTTTTGCTACTGTTGTAACTGTGCCTAGTTCAGCAGTGCCTTCTACGCCTGCAGCAAACACAATACTAGGGGCTGAACCGCCTACATCGGCAAAGGGTGCTTCAGCAAATGAGCTAAACCCAAACATTATTTAGCCTTCTTTAGCTCATCTACTTCCGCTTTTAGTTCTTTGATTGCTTCAATTAACAACGGTACTAGGCGCTCATAGTCTACAGTCAAATACTGATTGTCAATTGGAGCAGGTGCAATAACCTCTGGCATTATAGCCTGCACTTGTTGTGCAGATACGCCAACCTCACGTTTAACTTCATATCCTAAAGCTTGTGCAGTCTCATTTGGCTCGTAGTAGAACCCATCAAGTGTTTGCACTTTAGCTAAGGCGTTTTCTATTGTACCTAGTCTAGTTTTTAGGCGTTCATCTGAGAAGTACGCAGTGATGTTACCTGTTGCAGTGATTGTTGTAGCCGCTACAGTGCCTCCTGATAAGTTGGTTGCTGTTGTAGCAGTTGCCGCGTTACCTGTACATGAACCCGAACTGCCCGTGGTGTTTTGATTTAGCGTTGGAAACGTACAGTTAGTTAGAGTACCACTTGATGGTGTACCAAGTGCGCCACCCGGAGCCACATAATCAGTGCCTGCAGTTGCGGCTGTAAATGCAGAGGTGCCATTACCCTTTAAAATCCCAGTAAGCGTTGTTGCGCCAGTACCTCCAGAACCTACAGCCAAAGTCGCTGAAAGACCCGCTGCAGTGCCTGTGGTATTTTGGTTTAGCGTAGGAACATCGCCCGCTACGATTGTAGCCATCACAACATCTGTGCCGTTACCGCGTAGGTAGGAGCCGGAAGTTGTTGCTCCAGCTAGCGTGTTCATCGCACCTTGAGCGGTTGTTGAGGCTGTACCGCCGTTAATTATTGCTACCACACCTGTTACGTTACCTGCAGTTCCAGTCGTGTTTTGGTTAAGTGTTGGGAACGTACAATTAGCTAAGTTGCCGCTTGCCGGGGTTCCTAAAGCGGGGGTTACAAGTGTTGGACTATTAGACAACACCACATCGCCTGTACCTGTTGAAGTAGTTACGCCTGTACCACCATTAGCAACAGGTAGTGTACCTGACACCGCAGAAGCAAGGGCTACTTTACCCCAAGCTGGAGCAGTGCTTACGCCACCTGATATTAATACATTACCTGTAGCAACATCCGCTAATTTAGCTAATGAAGTTGTAGTGTCTGCATAAAGTATGTCACCTACTGCATAAGAGCTGTTATCTGTACCACCTTGGGTTGCACCTAGTACACCGCTTGTTACTTGGCTCATTGGAATAGCGATATTAGTGTCGGCTAAGGCTGTTAACTGCCCCTGTGCATTGACTGTTGCAGTTAGTGTTTTGCTTGCAGCGCCGTATGATGCAGGTGTAACTGCGGTATTAGCGATATTAAATGTTGTTGCTGGGCTTAAGGTTAATCCTGTTCCAGCGTTGTATACTTGAGAAGAGGTTATTTGAGCAAACGTAATGTTAGTAGTACCAAACGTAATGACGCCTGGAGTGTTGCATACATAAGTTTCACCTGCCCCAGTATTACCGCTTGTTACAAAGAAGGCGTCGCCGTTACCTAACGCATTAGGGTCTTTTAGGCCATACGAGTCTGCGTCAGTAGCACGAGTTAATACCCAGTTTGTAGCGCCACTACCTACCGTGGTGACGGTGTATACCCCATTTTGAGTAGCGTTTGTTTGGTTGTATACAAGTATCCTATCGTTAACAGAAGCCACAATGCCATCTGGAGTAAACGCAACTTGGGTCCCCGCGTTAGTAAGGGTAGCGCCTACGCCTGCTGTACCGTTATTGTATGTAGCAGTTAGGTTGCCTGTAGTATCAGGAACTTCGTATTTAACTGGGTCGTGAAAAGTAATACCAGAAGAGACTAATCCATCTACATATTGCTTGGTTGCTAGGTCTAAAGCCACAGAAGGGTCTTGTGTTACCGTTACAGACGTTAATCCTGCAAGAGTAGATACCGTTGCCCCAAGGTTTACCGCGGTTGAACCTATTGTTGCAGCGTAGTTAGAGTTACCACTAGCATCAACCCACACGCCTTTTTCAGAAGGGTAGGTTATGAATACGTCTTTAGTACCGGCGCTGAACGTAACGATTGTATTGCTGTTAGACGAGGAAAGAATAGTATCGCGTGATAAGGTATCAGTAGCCGTGGTGTATGTACCAATGCCCACTTCCCACTCACCAGTGGTCTGCCCTGCTATGCAGTAGTAGGTTGTGTTACCATTACCAATCGTACTAAATGCTTGATATGCACCTGTAGCGCCATCCAGCGCAATTGCCCCAGTACCAGTCGATACTGAGGTTTCTTTAACCCGGTCTTTAAGAACTAGAGCCATTTGAGACTCCTATTCTAGGCTATACGGATGATTGCGTCTGTTGCGTCCGCTGTTGGGAATATGATTGTAAAGTCACCGGCAGTAGATGATTTATCAGACCCGAAGTCCAACGCTGCAACTGCAGTATCGTCTGTGCTGTTATATATCAATGCGCCACGAGCAGTAATAGTCGCTGCAGACCAAGTAGTATCCGCAAAGTCAATGAACGCTGTAGTGCCTGTTGAGGTTGGTACTTGTGATACTACAAGAGTGTTTCCGCCTGTTGTGTAACCGCCACCGTTAGCTACTTCATTTGTAGTAGATGAGTAGTCGGTAGTAGCTGCACCTAAAGTCGCTGCAGAAGTATACAACGCGATTTTATAAACCTTTGTAGTACCTGTATTAAAATTTTGTGCGCCGCTCAATAACTGAACTTTAAAGCTTGTGCACATTGCTTGTGAAATTGCCATTTTACTTCTCCTAAATTACATTACTGGGTATCTTACTTGCCCGTTGCGGTATGCGTCTCTTCTATTTTTACCATCACCAAGTTGTTTCAATAAAGCCAAAGCCTCATCGTAACGTTTTTGATATGTTGCTGTTACATCAGCCTCACCCTTCATGTAGGTGTAAGCTTCTAATAATGCGCCATATAGCAGTACAGAATCAAAGTTATCACCTAACCAACTAGTACCTGCAGTAACAATTGACTGTGGGTAATAGAAGTAGTGCAACTCCATACTGTAACTGGCATCAGGTGTTGGTCCTAATATAAATGTATTCTGGTCAAACTGTGCATAATACTCAGGGGTTCCGTAGAACGCAGCGTCCGTATCAGGATAAGACCCACGAATAAAGTTTACGTCTTTATCAAGCAGATACGTGAATTCGTTGTTGCCATTAATTAAAGCTAATGAAAACGTTGCTAACCAATCAGACGGGCATGCTAAATACTTATTGCCGCTTGTCAGATTACCAGTCACGTTCTTACGCAAGGCTGGCAGTTGTACGGTATTGTAAACCCTTTGTTCTGCTTCTTGTATAAACGTGTTTATATCAGCCGTTTCAAACTGATTCTCGGTGTAGCTTTCAATAGCTGCAACTAATTGGGTGTAGTTCATTGGCCTACCTTATGCCATCGGACCGCGTGAAGTAAAGCCTTTTGTAGCTGCGCCACTACCACGTTGTTTCATGCCTGATGTTTTAACATCATTACGTGCAGGATTACCGCCGCTTACACGTCGAGCAGGCATACCATTAGTTGAATCACTAGCGCTCACGTTGTTTGGGTCAGACGGATAGCTAATATCCGCATTGGGTATTACTTTTGGTTGGTTATATACTGACATATTAGTTACCTCTTTGATTAGCTGCACGTGCCAAGTTACGGCCTACTTTTTTCATGTCGATTGATTTAACTGTACGGGCTTTACCGCCTTTAGATGGGTCGCCATCTTGACCACCTTTAGCACCATCGATGCCTAGTTGTTTGCCTTTAGTTTTGCCTCTAACGTTGATGCCTTGTGCGCCTGCTTTAAATGCCATTTTGTTTCTCCTATGTCGTCGTTACGGTTACAGTACCGACTGAGGCAACTGCTACCAAGTTATTTACTTCTAAGTTAAACGGGTCACGTAACCCTACTGGATTCCAGCCCCATTGTATCACCCTACTACCTTGCAAGGGAACCCCAGTTGCGTCAGGATTAACATTCGTTGTTTCCGTTAATTGTAACCCATTTAAACCCGATTGATAATAGCTTGTATCTGGTCGTGGGTCTCTAACTGCTTGTGGGTCGTTAACTGGGTACATACCTAGTTGTAATTGTGGCTGGTCTGGCTCCCAACAATTCTGACACACCAATATATCAACATTCTTAGTCTTAATGACTAACCGCTTTAGTTGCGATAACTTATACCTAAAATTACACCTGTCGCACTGTGCAATTGCGAACTTACCACTTGAGTATTTACTCGCCATAGCACTACCTTATAAATTGCATTCTAGGCGCTAGTCTTAGTGCTGCCTTCTCACGGTCTTCATCAGCGGCTTGTTGATACGTTTCATCATACATTGCTTTTAACATTTGTACCCTAGGTAGCGCTTCTGGTATCTTCATGCTTAAGTGATACGCCAATCCTGCAACCATCGCTGGTAAGAACCTAAACGGTATGTCTTGTGTATTGCTGCCGCTTGACCCAGCGTCTTGGATTCGGCGTAAGCGATAGTACACTAATGTGTAGTAGTTGCCTTGTTCGGGAACTGGCCAGACACTTATGTTTGGTACGTTTGTTACTGTTACGGCTGCACCAGCAGTGTGTGATGCAGCTATTGTATTTTGTTGGCCACGGCCTAGGTTGCTCAATGTACCCGCAGATGAGGTAGTTGATTTTTCTAGATTGCTGTAGCTAATAATTTCGTTGTCTAGTTTGATAAACCCAGTAGACCCAAGCATCGTTACATCTGATAAATCAAGTGATGTTGCAGTGGCACTTATTGTAGTTGATAGGGTAGCTGTCGTCGCATTGGTGTTACCTGTCTGACGGTTAATCCATACTTGAATTGGTCGGCCTTGGGCATTTTTGTTAGGTATAGTGATGTATGTAGACTCACTAATACGTGTGATGTTGATATCTTGTTGGTTCTGGCCTGTGCCTGTACGCACCACTTGGTCTAGTAGGTCAATGGTTTCGGTAGGTAAGGCATACATAATCTGACCTTGAACCAAAGGAATCTCGCCTTGTTCTACGGTCCACAAGTTAATGCCGCGATTAGCCCACTCAATAGTAAGCAGGTTTAAACTACGACGAGCAGTACGCAAGTCATATCCAGTGCGTAGCTCAGAGCCGCACCTCTCAAAGGCTTCTTCTACTAGATTGTTGATGTCTAGATTAAAGGATGATGTGCCTGACGTTGCTGTGTTTAAAGCCATATAATCCTTACCAAATAAATACTACTTCTACTATACCCAAACTAATGATAAGGTAGTTGTTCTCTTCTATAAGCTCATGTTGCATCCCTACAGCAAACCCACATATATAGCTTAAGCTGTAGAATTCCATCACTTTACTTTCCTACTTCGGCTAACATCTTTACGTCGCCACCTTTTTTGTACTCGGTTACGAACTGAGGCTTGTCCTTACGTACAATGGTCTTACCCTTTGCACCAGGCATCTTATCCTTAGCTATGCAACCCATTCCGCGTGAGGCTCTCATAATTACACCATCCGACCTTTAGTCTTGCCTTTAGTAGCGCACCCATCAGCACGTTTAGATGCTGAACCTACTGAACCGCCTTTTTTCATGTTGATACTCATATCATCTTCGGTTTGACCAATAGGGTATGTTTTTTGTTTAGGTTTACCCTTAGCCTTTGGAGCTGGAGCTGGAGCTGGAGGGGGTGGCGGAGGTGCAGATTTTTTTGGGGGTGTTGGTGTTGCAGACCCATTATCTACTTCAGCTTCCCATGCTTCTATTTTTTTAGCCATAATTATGCCCTCGTTTTTCCACGTATTGCGCAACCATCTGCGCGTTTAGATGCTGAACCACCTTTACTAAATGGTAGTTCTTCTGCAACATCGTCAATTAATGCACCGCGACTACGTGGGGTTTTAGGGAGTTGTTTCTGTGTTTCTGCATTAGCCCTATCACGTGCTCGCGTTTGTTCTTTATTAAGCGGTTCAGCTTTTTTACTCATGTCTTTTGGGTTAACTATAATCATCTTACTTTTAACTTCGCCTGTAGCAGGTACGTCAATACCGGAAGTTGATGATTTACGTTTAGTCATGTAGTCAGTCATTCTACCTAGTCCGCTACGCGCTGGAGCCATATCACCCATAGCCCCACCAAAGCGACCAGCGCCTTGAACTAGATTTTCCCCAGGTTCACCAAATTTCTTAGCCATGATTAGCACATCTTCCCGCGGGTTTTACCGCGTTTTTCAATACCGCCACCTTTAGCCATCTTAGCACAACCGCCGCCTTTAAGTTTAGTTAGGTCGGTTTTCTTACCGCCGTGTAGTTGTGACTCATGCATACCGATAGCTTTCTTAGCCATCTTTTTGTCCTGCATCATGTCCATTTTATCTTTAGCCATACCGCCCCCTACAAATTTTTTGCCTTTATCGGCTTGATTAAATTCCTTAGCTACCTTAGCTGGGATACCTACTTTTTTAGCAAACGCAGGATTGTGCGCAGCGGCTGCCATAAAGTTACGTTGTTTTTTGCTGCTACTTGGCATTGCTCTTGTCTTTCTTCACCGGTGTTTCTACCGGCTTTTCTTGCTTTACAGGCTTATTACCTTTACCATTTTCGTTTACTATCATACTATCTCCTATTTACTTGCTATCCAATGGGCTGAAAACCAATCTATAAAGTATACACCTACAGCACAAAGCATTGTCCATACTAGACCGGTTAGTGTTTTTTCTATAATAGCTTTACGTAATTCTGCACGTTCTACTTCAGCTTTTATTGCTAACCTAACCCAGTGTACTTCTTCAGGGCTAAGTGGGTGCGCTTCTACGGCTTCAGCCACCACTTCTTTTAGCATGGCTAATAGGTCGTCTTTGTTAATTGAATCGCTCATTTAGCATTTCCACCTTTTTAATGAAGCTGCTTTACGAGTAGGCTTACCGTTTTCGTCTTTCATCGGACCAGGCATACCTGACATACGCGCACAGAACGATTTCTTACGTGGGCCACCCTCTGGTTGAGGAGCTTTTAGATTTGAGCCAGTAGCGGCATTGTATTTAGCACGACCCTTAGCGGTGAGACCTGCGCCTTTCGACACAGGTAGTTTCTCACCTCGACCAACTGCTAGTGATGGAGTCTTCTTAGCCATACTTAGCCTGTAGTACCAACAATATAATTAGCAACCAAGAAGCCTTCAGCAGCAATACTTGTATATGAAGGGCCTGTAGCGGCTTTACATTGAAGTTGAATATCAGTTTTCTCTGAGAAAGCTCTTGGCATTACGCGTTGTGCGTGATATGTGTTTGTAAATGGAGCTTGTTGAGACACTGAAGTTACGCCGGCAGATGTAGTAGCTACGTTTCTGTATATATTATAATCAGCAGTTACCCCGTTTAAAGAGGTATACGCATCAATACGACTTAAATAAAATGTAAATCCTGCTGGTACAGTATAAAGAGACATTTGAGTACGGCCAATTGTTGGGTTAATTTGAGCGTATGTTGTTGTGTCTGTTAAATCTTTTAGCGTAATTGTGCCTGTTGGTGCGCCAGCTGAAACACTCATGCTATTAATTCGCAAGTATGATTTAGTTGTAGTTACAGCAGTTGTACCGTTTAGAGTTACAGTTTCGCTGATTGCAACATAGCTAGAATCTAAACCTTGGACCAATACTGTTGTACCTGTTTTATCTGAGCCAGTATTTACACTACTTGCCACATGCATTGTGGCTGCAGAGCCTGGGTATGTATACGCACTTAAGTTTTCCCATAAAGGAAGGTAAGTAGTAGACAATGCACCTTGAGCGCCATAAATGTTTACAGTGCTATGACCAGTAATCTGACCACGAGCAACTTGAAGCTCAAAAGGCTCGTACGTGCCTACTTGAGTGATTGAACGAACAATACCTAAATTTGCCATAATTAATCTCCTTAGATTGTAAGCGGGGCCGAAGCCCCAAGATTAATTAAGCTGTTAGGTTGTTAGCTTGAACGTAACGAACCGTAATAACGCCTGTACCAGAACCTGTGTTTGTTGATGTAACAGCAATTTTAACGTCTGTTGTACCTACATCAATAAATGCATTTGTGCGAGTTAAGTCTGTGCCCGGAGTTACTGATAATACACCAACTGCTGCACCATCAACGGCGCCTGCGGCTGTGAACTTAGTAGCTAAAGCGGTTGTACCTACGCCAAATGTAGTCGCTGCATTGTCCCAAGCTTCTGTAACCCATACGTTGATTTCAACGATTTGGCTGTTTGCTGGGATTACGATTGTTGTTGCACCTGAAGCCTGTGTAACAGCTGCTGATTGGGCCATTACTGTTTGACCTACGTTAGCAATGTTTGTGCCTACTGTAGTGCCTGTAGTGTTACGGATTGTACCTGCGCGAATTGGACCGCTGAATGTGGTGTTAGCCATTTGAATTTCTCCATACAAAGTAAGCTCATTAGTCTTGTATGCGTCCGCCGGGGCAGTCTAATGGGCCGGATTTAATTTCCCGGTTGATATAGCCTTTATACTAGCGTTTTATGGAGTTGTCAATATAAATTAGGCGTAGATTTGGTAGTTGTTACATGTAACGCAGAAAGCCGAAAAACTCGTTACTTACTACATCCTCTAATGTCGGCTTAACCGCCTATGTTTAAACAAATGTTTAGACTATTTGTTCATTACGTACATGGTTACTTCAAAACCAAAACGCATTTCAGTAGCTGCTGGTGATGTCCACATGTTTATATTCCTTTAAAATTTGTACACATGATTGTGTACATGTACGAATTCTGCTCTTTTATATACATATCGCAATACGGAAAACCATTAAAAAAGGCCCACCGAAGTGAGCCTCTTATCTTACCTAGCGTTTATTAAGCGCCAGCTGAACCGTACATACCTAATGGGTCAGACCAACCGAATGAATAACGCTCACGGGCTTTGTAACGTACGTTACCAGTGTCGAAGTCGCCGTCCATTGAAGTGCCTAGTGGGCTACGAACAAAGTGTTTCATGCCGTTAGGAACATCAGTTGTTAAGAACCATGCATTTGTGTCGGTCAAGAAGTGGTTAATTGCGTAACCTTCTGGGATTGAACCGTTATTTTTCAATGCGTTGACATCATTGTCAGCAGTACCAACACGTAATTCAGTTTCCAACAAGCGAGTAGCAACGAATTGCAATGCTGGTGGGATAATCAATTTAGCTGGTTTTGCTGCAATTAACAGACCACGCTCATCAGTCCATGCCGCGATTTGGATAACAGCTGCTTCTAAAGAAGTTTCGTTTAAATCCGCAGGTACTGCTGGAATGTTGCTGTTTACACCGCCTGTAACAAGTGGGTGAGAAGCTGAGAACAATGGCACACCGTCGCCACCGTTGTACGCACCACTGGTATTGAAACCATTGTTTAGTACGTTAGCACCTTTAACTTGTTTTGTGTACGCCATAGCGCGAGCTAATGCTTTAGTGTAGCGAGCAGATAAAGTGTCATACAAGTTATCTTCTACTGCTTCTTCAGTCAAGCTGAAGCCTAAAGCGATAGTTTCGTGTGTGTAGCGAGCTGTCC